CGGGGTTATGTCAAATTATCTTTAATTATGTGCTTATACGCAAATAATGCTTGACACCCGCAACGATTGCGCGTATAATACCAGGGTTGGGCACGGGGTCCGACAAAGACTTGGCGCCCCTAAATTAATTATGCACGACCCCGCAAAAACACTTGACTTTGCACTGCATTGCGCGTACAATGGCGCCCGCCCCACATGCTAACAGTTGTACTAAGGGGCGGCGGCGCCTGGGTACCTCTGCGGGGTCATCGTCGTACTACTACTGGCGCAGGAAGACCTTTGCAATCTCAAACAATTTTGCCCACACCCGCAAAAAAGACTTGACATTGCTAGCTTTTGCACTTAGTCTGGCGCGGGGTACACTTTTGTACGTCGTCGTCGCACTACTACTGGCGCCCCCGCGCCAAAATTTTGTTGTCAAGCACCGGCGAGTCCGTTGCTGCCGGTGCCTGTTCCACGTGGAACATCACCCGCCAAGAAAATACCAGAAAGCGCCTCCCCATATAATGCCATCGGTCAGGATAGAATAAGCCAGATAAATTTTCGCAATTATGATTGATCCTTTCATGGTCGCCCCTTAGCAAAAATGGTGGGGCGTTTCCGCCCCTTAGTGGTTTAGTTACCGGCTACCTTTGAGCCGTGAATGTCGGGGTCGCTGCCCGACGCTTTTTTGTTGACAATCCGCCAAGGCGAACCGTTTACAATGCCATAGGGAATCTTGCGCTTGGTCGCAAAGCAATCCGCCATAATTTTGGTTTCGATAAGCGCATCAGACAAAGCCGTATGGTCTTCGATAAATCCGAAGTCGCCAGAGCAAAAGCGGTAGGCAAATTCAGCGCCCGTCTTGATGTTGCCAGCGGAAGACACCCAGCCATTTTCCTCCGCGATTCGCTTATACGCCTTTTGCGAAAGTTTGGTTTCACAGGCAAATTGCCACAAATCGAGCTGCCTAGTGCCAGCGCCGAAGATAGGCGAGCCATCACCCAGCAAGCCGTGGGTCTGACGCATAACGCGACGGTCGAAGCCGAGATTATATGCTGCCAGAATGTTAACGCCATGCTCGGCAATGTCGCCGCGCATCGTGTCAACAATGTCGTTCCAAGGCACCAATTCAACCTCACCGCGTCCCAGCATCGGAGCATAATGGCTAAACAATTTGCGAGCATAGAATGCGCCCATCATCTTGCTAGCATCGGTGAAGATTTCCTGAACCAGCCAATTGCGGGTCAAAGCAATCTCGCCTCGCTTGTTGGCGATGGTATAGCCCACATCATAAACGTGGCCTTGAAGGTCGCAAGTCTCGGTGTCGAGCACCAAAATGGTGTTAGTTTGAATGGTCATAGTTTAGCCTGCCTTTTGCATTGTGAAATTATATTGTACCGGATTAACAACACGCAATCCAGCGCCACCAACGATTTTTTGAACCTCGGCGGAATCATCAAACATGATTGAGTTTCCCGCAAACACAGGCCAAGCCTGACCCATGCCAGCGGCTACCGCTCGAAGTTTGGCAAGTTTAAGCTCGCCACAGCCGCGCTCGTCGCCTTGCAGCCGAGAGATAATGCCGCCGCGAGGGTGCAAGCCATGCATACGAAGGAATGCATAGTCAGCCGCGCCCATCACGCGGGACGTGCAAATCCAAACGTCTAAGCCATCGGCAATCGCCTCTTGCATCTTGACAGCCAGCGGGAGCAGCGAATCACGAGCAATCATGCCCACCGTTGAGTGCGCCCGCCAGTAGTCAAGGTCGATTGAACCGCCCGACAGCAAACGCTGCCGGTGGCTGCTGTCAATTACAGTATCGTCTAGGTCAAAAATAAATCGCATATGTGTATCCTCCAATGCCGATAATGTTTAAGAAAACCAGATTATAACACGAAACGCGCAACGCTTGCAACGTCAATAATGCCAGCCCCACGATGGCGAGGGCTTTGCCCTCGGTCGTGTCGATTATGAAAGGAGCGCAGCATAACGCTGCTGCTCCCAACCAATCAATTAAGAGGCGAGCCGCCTTCACCCGATATGCTCCAAGATGGCGACAAGCTCGGTTTTGGTTAGGTCGCCTTCGCGGTCGCCTAAGCTCAACCCCTCGCGGATACCGCGCAAGATGTCGGCCTTGGTCGGGCCGCTAGGCTTGCTTGCAGCCTTGCGAGTCGCGGCAACGTATTCGATGCCCTCGCTCTTGGCTTTTGAGATAACCGAGCGATGGCTGACGCCAAAGTCGGAAGCAAGGTCTTGGGCCTTGGCAAGGTTTAAGGGAGCCGCCGCTTTCATGGTGGCAATCATTTTTTCAGTGTAGTTAGACATAAGAGTCCCCTTGGTTAGTGTGCGAGTATTATAGCAAATTGAGCGAAAGAGTCAAAGCCTTAAAGCTGGACAAAAGTTGGACAGCCCCCCTATTCCGAATAAAATTGAGTGATTGCAAAAGCAACCGTAACCATTATAAAAGCAAAAACAATTAGCGCCGCGCCGATAATTTGCGTCAGCCAGTAGTCGCTAGTCGTAACGAATAGCCAGCCAGTCACGCCGGAAACGCTAACCGAAATTGTTAGTAGCGCCGAGATTAGATATGTGCCAAGTAGGTGTAGCATGGTAGCCCCCTGTCAGTGAATGAGATTATATAGTGCACCTATCGAAGCCATTTGTCAATTGATTTTTTCTATCGAACGGGGGCGGTTAATAGACCTTGACTATCGCGGCCGCGCGGGGCTCCCCCTCACGTACGACTTTGGGTTTTTTCAGAAACGTAAAACGGTGTATAAGTTAAAATCTACACCAAGCAAAAATAATTCTTGACAATTGGTATCATACTTCATATAATTTGAAAAGTGGAGAAAAAATGGAGGGAGCGACATCCTGTATGCTCCTGTTTTGGACCTACTAAGGAGAAAAACATGAAATATATGCTAACTTTTATCAGTCTTATGGTATTTTCCAGCGCTGCAATGGCTGGCCCCTATGTGGAATACAAAAATGAGCTGAAATTTTTAGACGACGAGTTTTTGAGTGATGACATTGTTCACCACCTGCGTTTCGGCACTTTGTTGGGCGACAGCAACAAGAACTTATACTTCGAAGTAGGTCCTCGTACTGATGGCTACTCAGGAGAAGTTGGATATAAGATCAAGAATGGCCCTCTTACGTTCAAAGGTAAGTGGGAAGGCTCTAAGATCGACGAAGTTGATCCAATCGGCTCCAAGCTGGAAACTGAGATTCGTTTCTCATTCTAGCATTTAGCAAAAAGGGCTCTTCGGGGCCCTTTTTATTGCACCACCTCAAAAAAACTTCTTGACATTTTATTGCTCTTCAATTATAATTGCATACTTAAAGGAGAGAATAATGGCAGCGTATGGATTACAAATATTTGGTCCTAATGGTAATGAAATTTTTGGATCAAACACCAGACAAGTAAATTTAGAAGTTAGCGCCTCTATAAGTATATCTGGAGGAGGCTCTCAGTTTTACTCGGTTTCAGATGCCAATAACTCAGCCAAAGTACAGCTTATACTAAACGGACCAACGGCCCGTCTACTTACTGTTACCAAAACCAGTAGCGGAATTACCTTATCGAATAGTTACAGTTTTTCAATTTCCGCAGATGTAATTGTTTTGAGACTCGCATAATGACTTACGGAGTAGAAATAAACGGCTCTGACGCTGGAGGCACTTTTGTAGTAAATGACTCGTCTAAAAATCATGTTGGATTGGTGGTTGTAGCATCTGGTAGTGGTAATACTGTATCCTACTCTGGATTATCCTCTTTTTATGTTTTTGTGAACGCAAAAGGAGTAACAGACGCTACCGGTTTTACTACACTTACAGGAGCTTCAGGATATAGTGAGTCCCACGCGAAAGGCATACATGCCAATATTGCTAATGGATACATAAAATTTTATTCAAGTACCGTACAGTACAGTTCTTCATTTTTATCATACAAAACAACTTGGACTCTTCGAAATGTAGACTACTTTATAGCTGTACCCGCCTCAGATGTATCGGGTTCTTATATTCTTAACCATGCTTACGGACTTCAAATTATGACGTCGGATGGAAGAGTTGCCGTTGACTCCAGAAGATTTAGCTCAAACGAAAGATGTGAAATTTTCTCAGGACTTCAAGTAGGTTCTACAGATGGATCTATTTTAAGCTCTGATCCCGATCTATATGTAGAAATGCGCTTTGGAACTCTAGGTGGTAACACAGCTTATAGTAATATGGGCACCATGTCGAGAAAAGGAGTACAGTTTGGTGCTAACAATATTAGGTACTTTGGGTATCAGGCATATGTAAATGTAGATGAAAGCGGTGCCTCTCGCGGGGGTGGCGGAGTAAGATCTATACATACTTTACTTTTAGGAGATTTAGTTTAATGCAATTTATAGTAAATATAGAAGAAACCACAGGAAAGATACTTAATGTACAGTTTCCTACCTCGGCTCCGAATCCAGAGGGGCTTTCTGCAGATGGATATATGAGAACTGTACATGTGAATGAAGACGAGTTATTAGAAGGCTGTGAAAATGCTAACTTCTTTATTAATGAACATTGGTACAATCATGATACTCAACAATTTTTTAAAATAGGTCTTCCTCCCAATGATTATGCAGAATACAATAGATCCACAGGAGTCTTCGAGTGGGATACAGGATTAATTCTAGAAGATATAAGACGAGAGCGCACAAATAGACTAGCTGCTTGCGATTGGACTCAGGTATCTGATAATACTCTAACAGAAGAGCAGAGAGCCGAAGCTCGTACCTACAGAACTACATTGCGCAATATTACACAAGGTCTTACTGTCCCAGATCATATAGACGATATGGTATGGCCTACACCGCCAAGTTTTCTTCCATAACCCTTTAAAAATAATTCTTGACATTCCACCCCTTAACAACTATAATTTGAAACATGGCTAAAGAATTAACTACAATCTCCCCAGAGGGACTTGAAGTAGCTAATAGTTACTTGCAGTTCGGCAATATCAACGGGGTCGTGCAATCTCTCGGGGTTTCTGAAAACCAAGTCGTAGAGTTGCTCAACAAACGTGAAGTAAAAAAGTATATTGATACTGTTTACTTAGATATGGGCTATCGCAACAAAAACAATATTGCAAGTTTACTAGACGAGATGATTGAAAGTAAGCTAGACGAAGCGAAAGAAACCGGAGTTTACTCTAGCAAGGATTTAGCAGACTTGTTACAAATGGCACACAAGATGAGAATGGACGAGATTAAGGCTCAAGCTGATCTTGAAAAAGCTCAAGCTACAAACGTAAAAAGTCAAACAAATGTTCAAATAAATGAAGGTGTACCTTTCGGCCAGGGCAACTACGGTAAGCTCATGGAAAAGTTATTGAAAGATGTCTAACGATCCTAAGCTAGATAATGTTGTCGAGCAATTTTTACGTCATGAAGTTCAGTGCGAAGAGAGGTGGAAAACCACATTTAATCGACTAGACGAAATTGATGAAAAATTGGACAGAATGGAACAGCGTCAAATACAATTTGGCGGAGCACTAATACTATTCCTATTAGGACTAGTAGTAACACTTGCATTCCAAGTGTAGGAGTATAACATGGCTTATCAAAAAAGAAATACTTGGTGGGGAGTTCATCCCGATAAAGGAAAAAAGGGTTTTTCCAATCAAAAAGATGCAGAAGCTTACGAAGGCGGCAAAGAGAAAAAAGAACCTGTGGTAGTTAAGAGCAAGGATCTTTTTTCAGCGGACGCATAAGTGGCTGTCCGTAAACGCAAAAAAGCTGCAAAGAAAAAGCCTGTTCCTACAAATAAAAAACTTTACGCACGAGTAAAGGCACAGGCCAAACGGAAGTTTGCTGTGTATCCTTCAGCTTATGCAAATGGGTGGCTTGTAAAAACTTATAAAGCCAAGGGCGGAAAATACCGCATGGGAGTAAAGTAATGCCAGCAGGTAAAGGAACTTATGGAAAGAAAAGGGGTCGTCCAGCTAAGAAAGGTAAGGGCAAGAAGAAGAAGTCTATGGGAGGCTTAACAGCCGCTCAAAAGAAGCTGCCTCCAGCACTTCAAAAAGCTATTTTAAAAAAGAAGCGCGGAAAAAAGTGACCTTCTAAGCGATAGGCAGTTGTCTATAAGCGAGGTATTATGCCCACAAAGATAAATGAAGCAACAGAGCTAGCTATACCCTTAAAGAATTTAATAGGATTAGTAACCTTTACCGCAGTATCTGTGTGGGCTTATACTGGCATCACAGAGAGAATAGCCTTTTTAGAACATAACTTACAGGCGGTATCAGTAGAGGTTGAAGAAAACGACGAGTGGATTGATAATTTTTCTCCTCCGCCAGAAGTAAGTGATACTGTAAAAAGAGTTAGAGACTT